GCCACCGGCATTGCCAATGACCTTGACATCACGACCAGTAAACTTTTCCTTCACGGAAACAGTTTCAATTTTTTCGCCGTTCGGCTTTGTAATCGCTTCAATCAATGTGTAGTCCATATTTTTACTCCTTTTATGGATTGTTACAAATTAAGCCGCGTCCAGGAATCGAACCCGGACAAGCTAGAAGCGTAGCACTCAAGTCGTCTCTAGTCTGCTCCCACGAGCGCGGATATCGTAAAGAAGGGGGCTTTTACGATTTCTGGTCATCCGCAGGACCTGCGGAAAATTCAACGGCAACTTCGCCATCTTCGCAATTTTCTGTAATCGGAGCGCTACAGCTTGCGTTTTTCATGACAAATGTCTTGCCGTTCGGCTTTTTGAGTGTAATCGTCGCTTTGCGCGTCTGTTGCAAATCGACAATATCCAGTGCACTCAAATCGACAAGCGTCAAAGAAATCTTACTCGGACCATCACCAACGCACTTGTCGGCAAGATGAACACCACCAGGACCAATAATGGGTTCGTAATGTTTGCCACCGTATTCAATATTCGGATGGCCTTTCAGGTTGTACAGAAAGCCATTGATTTTGAATTCGTATTCGCCACCAACAACATCAAATTCATCCATTGTCGGCCTCCTTAGTCATGAAGAATTTTGGATTTGGATACAAAGAACTGCTTTACCAGATGGACCGGAATCAAGAAGTTCATTGCATACGGATCGTTTGGGTCAAGTTCGACAACGAGGTTTTCTGCAAAACCCTTGGAATCGTACACAAGGCCAGCTTTTTCCCAGTCTTCGTAGCACTTGATGAGTTCAGACTTACCAAGGCTCGGCGTCATGATCTGTTGACCGGAGCCAACCTTAGTGCCATCCGGTTCAAGCTTTGCATGCGCATACTTGCTGGCAAGATAGTTATTCCAGTACCAACGGAGATAAGACAAAGTAAGCACAGTTTCGAGCTGCAAGTAAGAATCGTCCGGAACATTCTGGGCGTTTCGCTTGTAGGTCGTCACGATGCGGCTTGTGAACACGCTACCATCTTCAGCGGCAACCATCACGGCGCAACCGGATTTCAAAAGACGGTTGTTGCCATCCGGATCTTCACGGTCATCGCGTTTCGGAGCGACAACGCCAGCAACAGCCCAATTGTGGAGCGGAGCCGCCGGATCGTTCAGCGCCTTTGGAGCTACGCAGCCAAACAAAGCGGAAGCCTTTTCAGCACCAGAAGTCGGAGACTTCGGGAGAGCCGCAAGCACAATTTCCTGAGAGTTCAGCGCATTCGCCTTTGTCGTGAATGCAGATTCGCTACCGCCGTTAAGACTGAAGCACATCACGCCCGTTTGTTGGACCATTGCAGTCCAACGAACATCCAACATTTCCTTGATGTAGGTAATGTTAGCGGTTTCATCGGAGCCGATGACAATCATGTTGAACCAGTTGCCAGCACAAGTCGTAGAAACATTGGCATCTTCGAATTGCGGGTCAGAACCGCCACCAGCCATAGCGGAAAGAGCAATGCTCAAGCCTTCCGGGAGCGTTTCGCCCTGGTTGTGATTCCAGCGCACATCGAGACCGTTACCAAAACCGCCCTTGTTCTTTGCGGTCAAAGTAACAACGCCGCTAGATGCAGAAGCCGTTACAGGCAAATTCGTCTTTGCCGTGACAGCAGCAACAACCTTGTCCGCAACATCGGCGGCGGAATCGCCAGCCAAGACATTCACCGGGCAAGTCTGGCCGCCAATCATCAGGCGCACAACGCCGTTTTCCTTGAGCGTAGCCGGGGAGCCCGTACCGGCGACCGTAAAGGTCAAAGTACCAGTTGCGGCAGCAGAAGTGGAATCGTCTGCAATCGGGAGCGCCCAAAGTTCGCTGGACTTGGCGTTCTTGCGGAAAGCCTTGATCATCAAGGCAAGCTGAGAACCAGCGCCAAACAGTGCATCAGCCTGGGCGTCGCTCGTGATCAAAGTGAGAGAACCGTTTTCGCTCATCTTCGAGCTCAACGGCTGACCAATAATCAAGTTTTTCCAAGGAATTGCGCCGGTTCTCGGAGACAAAGCCCCGCCAAATTCCGTCGCAAAAATCGGATACATGTTATCGGCAGGAATTTCGTTAAAAGTCATAATCTAATTCCCTGCGGAATCACCCGCTGTTGAAGCTTCAGCCTGTTGTTCTCCAGGTCTCAGCTCGGTTACAAAAGTCATCGACTGGCTACCATTCTTAAGCTCATTATTTGCACGCAAAAAGTCTTTCGTTGCAGCCGTGCGGTCGATTTTCGCAGTAAACGAGACCTCGAAAGTCAATCGAGCCCAAACCCTAGAAGTTTCGGAGCGTGCCGAAAGATTATTGCTATAAGAGCGCAAAACGCACTTGCTCACAATGCCATTGTAAGGCCCAACCCAGTACGGGCAAGGTTCAACGACAGCGGCAACGGCGTGCATGGTATCGTCAAGAAAATCATTCAAGTCCGAAACAGATTCTACACCGTCAAGATTGCTTTCGTCGCTCAAAAAGCTCCTGGCATAAATGTCGATGTAGAGTTCAGATTTCGCATAATAAAAACGGGGGCTCGTTCCTTTATCATCAAATTCTATGTTCGGCACATTTACGATGATAAAAGATTGTTCTTCGGGCCAAGCTTTCATTTCGCGAGACGCGGAAACATTCGAGCCAATGCCGGTGATGTTAGCCGTCTTGAGGGAATCAACAACAGCGTGACGAAAAGCCTTGATACAATTCAATGTTCTCGCGGTCATTTCGTTTCCTCAAGCTGGTAGGTTACAACACCATAAGATTCATCGGCAAACTCGACAGCTTTCAAGCGGAGAGTTTTGTGAACCCCGTTCTTTTGCACAAGTTCAAAGACATCGCCCTTACGGGCCACCTGCCCCGGCAAATCGACCTTGCGGACCATAAGACGCGGGCGGTGAGAAATAGCGGGTAAATCGGCGCTAGGGTCGTTTTCGACAACCATAGTGTCATAAAGCCCGCGCATGGAAATTCGTTCGAAACCACGGACCAAAACCACGGCATCACCGAAAGCCTCAGCGTCGAAAAAAACGTTGTTCAAATCGTCGTTAAGGCTTTCAGAAAATGCACTCACGGTTTAGTTCCTAAAGGTTGACGACCTTTGCCCAGGCAATGCCATCCGGTTGCTGGAGAACAGCAAGCGGGCGGCTCTTCATGATGAGCTTCTGGACTTCTTCGTCTTCGTCATAGTAAGTCTTGGCAAAGCGTTCAGCACGGAACCAGCCATCCTTGACATTACCGACGCAACCAAAGTAAAGCTTGGCTGCAACGCCTTCACCGATTGCAAGCACCTTGTCCTTCGGAACAAGATTAACCTTGTTCTTATTGACGGTGTAAGTACCATCATAAGTCCAAATGCGGCAACCCTTGTGATAACCAACAAGCTTTGCACCGTTCTGGTTCACGCCACCACCAAGATCAAGAGAATTACCGGACACATGTACACGGTCAAATTCTTTCATGAACTTTTCGTTAGTAGAGGCAGCCTTCCAAGCAGCAGAACCAAAAATCTTGTCTGCAACTGCAAGTTCAGAATCTTCACTCACAACAGTATCAAGATCCATAAGGTCGCCAACAACATCGGCAGCTTCGCCAGTCCACAAAGCAGTACCGGTTTTAGTAATCTTGTGAGAACTCTTGACATCGAAAGAAATACTATCAATCTTCTTTCCTTCTTCATCAAGAATTTCATAACCACCTTCAAAAAAGGCTTTAGAACAAATCATTTCAATCGTGCGATTGATACGATTGTTCAAATCAGCCGTATCATTGCCCAAGATGTAGGACTGACGATCATTCGGGTCCATCGGGTCAATGACAAGACCAGGTTCACCAGGCTGTGCTTTGAAGACATCAAAAGCGTCCGTCGGGCGTTCCAATGCGATTTCGTAGCAGTTGAACGGGCGGCGAGTGTAACCAGCACGCTTCGTCGTTGTACGCTTAGCACCTTCACGCTTGAACGGAGCAATAAGGCTAGAGCCTTCGACAGTATCAAGCTTTGCTTCGATAGTCTTGAGCGTCACCGTCTGGAAGAAGCTGGAAAGGAAGCGTTTCGGCGGCAGGTTCTTGTTTACCTGCTTGGTAAGAGTCGCGACATTCATGTAATCAGGCATGTTGTCCTCCTTTTATTCGTTGACAGTGCGCGGGAAAATTCCAATCTTGCGCAAAGCCTTCAAGAAATTGTTGATAGTATCGCCTTCGGCGAATTTGAGTTCGGCAACATCCACATTACCAGTGAAAGCAATGTTGCCGTATTTACCAGCGGCGGTGTCTTCAAGCAAAACACCAACCGGATCCTGAAGCGCGGCGGTTGCGCTATCGGAATCGACGATTTCAAAAAGTTCGTCGCCAACGGACTGGCCGATAGTTTCGACAGTCACGGCACCAGCGGTGAGGCCAGTGCCATCGCCAAGCGTGACGACAATGTTCATGTCGTTACCATCGACGCCGTTTTCCTTCCATTCGATAGTGAGCTTACCGGAAGCGTTATCAGCTTCAACGATTGCGCCAAGAGCGGAATCGCCGTTGATTGCAGCCTTAATGCCTGCAACTTCGGTAGCGAGAGTCGTGGAAGCGGTCGTGTAGGTCACTTCCTTGCCGTTGACAGCAACCTTGACGGTCTTGCTTGCAACAGGCGTGCCGGTGAAGGTCACGGACTTCTTAGCCTTGGAAGCGGAAGTTGCAACACCACGAGAAGCCACGACAGAACCAGCTTTCAAGTCGGAGCCATAGATAAAACCAGCTCCGATATTACGAGGCTGAGTAGTATCAGCGAAAATTTTGTGATTTTCAAATGCAATCGGTTCAAACATTGTTTTCACCTCCTTTTATCGAAAGTTTTTCGCACCGGCTGCAAACGCATCAAAAGCGCGCTTGTCTGCATCGGACTGAGGGTCAGCCGTGCCAGCCTGGATAGAATTGGTTGCGGAAGCCTGTGCAGCCATTCCAGCAGCAATCAAGG